CTGTTAGGTCTTTGTTTACAAACAACTTCTTCTTGTAGTCCATAAGCAAATTTAAACAAAAAAACCCTAAGCTATTTTGGCAGTCGCTCAGGGTTTTAAATATGAAAACAAAATAACAAAGAATAAATACAATTGGTTAGTAAGGGTGTATTAAAACTAATCTTTGGTATATGCAAATATAACTAAATTTATCCAAAAGGACTATCGCCACTTCCGAATTCATAGTTTAAAGTTACCAACAAAAAGTGAAAACGCATTGTACTATATGGCTGCTCTTCAGACGGGTCAAATAATTCGAAACCTAAAACCATACCTTCATGAGGCCATCTAAACGTAAAAGAAAGTAAATACCAATCCATAATTAAAATATATGTGTTAATCTTGCTACTTGACCGTATTTAGGGTGGTGTAAAAACCCTTCTACGGCTTTTGGGTTATGTTGATAACCCTTTCTATGATGCCAGGAGTCTGTCCCACTAGGGCTTCTGAGACTCTCTACAGTTACACCTGCGTAATCTTTTGCATTTTTATGATGAACATGATGTGTATATACATATCTATGCTTAGTTCCAGACCATTCTTTTTTAGCTTCTACAGCCATTAACAAAGGCAAGTCTTGGACTTTTGCACCATCTCCATGTGTTGTTCCTATTAGGTTTTCATTATACTTAAAGTATTTTCTATGAGATATACTTGTGTCAAAAGAAACATTTTTACAGTTTCTAAACCAAGACTTTATAACATCTGCAAGAAAAAAACCATTAGTATAATCGTGATTACTAGGGTTGTATGTTACATGAACGTCAGCTACAGAAAGCAAACTCTCTATAACATCAACGTATAATTTTTTAGCGTTTAAAAAGTTTTCATACCACATTCCATCAGTATCTTGAGGAGTCCCACTTGTGGTTGTCCGTCTAGGTGTGTCTATGTGTAATATGTCATTTCCTATCACTAATAAAATCTTTTCTATATTAAATCCACTAGCCTTACTTAGTATTCCTTTTATTCCCTGCTTAACTCTTTTTACAGCTATCTGTTGATTGTATTTCTCTCCTGTTTCAAAGCTAGTGGCAAGCTTACCTATATGCACATCAGCTGGGTCTAACACAAGTAAATGAGGATTAGATAACAAATCCCTTTCTATCGGATGATAGCTTGGAGAATGATTATCCATTTCATCTATAATTCTTTTAGATATATCATTGTATGAGATTATATCTGGTCGAACTTTTACAGAATACTCTTTTGTTTTATCCCAATATTCTTTTACAGAAGAGAAATCTATTCCTCTTTGTTTGCAGTAATCATAGACTCCGCTATGTCTTACCTTATTTAATTCTTCTTGCTGAGGACCGCTTAAAAAAACTCTAAATTTTTTTCTTCCAGGCTGAGGTTGCTTTGGTTTAATACCAAGAGCTTTAGCTTCATCTTCTGTTAAATAAACTCTTTTTTTCATGGCTCCATTGATTTTTTTGTCTGTCGTAGGTCATATATCAAGGAGTTAATGGTGTGTCTGCAGTCTTCAAAATCACCGTCATAAATCTCTTCAAATGCATTATTTAATTTGTCGTGCATTCTATCGAATCTTGAACTTAAATACTTATAACGATGTGTGTTTTCCATTTATTCTTTATCCATATGCCACAAAAGCTTATCTCCTTCTGGTTTATTTATTTGCTTTATAGCTCTATAAATCACCTTAGACTTCTTTTTGACATCATTTACTTCTTTTTTTGTGGATTCTAATCCAAGATTGGTATATAAATTACAATCGTACTCCAAAAGGGTGTCTATTTTCTTTTTTTCACTCCAAGTTTTGTATCCTAAAACTTTTTCAGTAAACTTTGTTAATTCTTCCATATTATAAAAACTGTTTTAGGTTTGGTTTAAAATACTCAGAGCCCTTCATTATTTTTCCGTCAGTTCTTTTCAAAACTTTACCATTTTCTAGCTTACTCATGTTTGATTTATGTACCTCTTCAAACATATCGAATATAACAGTAGATAGTCCGTGTCTCAAGATAAATCCGTATAATATATACATCATGTCTACAACAGCATCAGCCATCTCTACAAGGTCTTCGTTTTTACAAGCAACCAAATATTCATCAAGTTCCTCAAGCATTAGATTGTAGCTTAAAACATACTCGTCTTTATCAACTAAAGAAGGTATTTTTCTTGTTGTAAGTTCATAAGTTTTATTAAACTCAGAAACCATGTTTAGTTTTCTATCTTGCACAGTAAGTTCTTTTTCAATATATAAAGTAGCATCCATAAGCTCTTCTTGAAGGTGCTTTAAAAAGTCATCTTTCATGTTGTCAGCAAGAGTAGTATTGTACTTTTCAACACCTTTAATACTCCTGTCTGTGTACTTATTTTTTACCGATTCTACTATAGAGTCAAACATTTCCTAAACATTATTTTTAGTAAATGTAGTAAAAAAAGTTTAGAATGTCAAAGTTTCGTTAAATTTTTTTCTAATTTCTTGTAAATTGCTATGGTCTATTGTGTTTTTTTGAAGAAGATGTACAAGTTCATGTACAATCCCGTCATCTGCCAAACAATCGTCGCTTGAAATTTCTTTAACCCAACACGCATATACTGCATAGTGTAGTATATCAATTATGTTTTCTAAAAACTCTATGTCCGTGTAGGAGCTGTATGTGTCGAATGATTGCGACAATGAATTTTTATCATAGACAAAAGTCTTATCCCCTACTTTGTATTTTTTTTCCAAGTTCTTCATATAATTCTATTATTTTGTTTTGTAAATTTTTTTGTTGTGTTCTCCAATTATAAATCTCTTCTCCTTGTTTTTTTCTTCCATCATAATCCACCTCTATCTTTAGGTGGTTGAGGTCATGTATAATTGGGTAAACCTTTATGTTATTTCTAATACATGTTACTATGCCGCTGTCTTCCATTAAAATCTGCATTTTTTATTCTGCCATCTTTCCCCTAGATAATTTAAAAAGTTTTTTAAATAATAATCTTCTTTTGTTTTAATCCATTTGTACCTATGATAGTATTGTGTTACGTAACATGCTTCAAGTGGAATGTTTTCATTTACATCATAGATATCATCGTACTCTACCTTTAATACTACGCTACGCTTTGTTCTCCATGACGAGCATATTCTTTCAAGCAACATCTTTTGCCCGATTGGTATTTCGTTTCCACGTTTTTTTACTTCTATCAGTATTAAAATATCATTATCAAACTCCAACACTGCATCTATATCAGATGGATGAATTGCTCCATTCTGTACTCCTGTAAAATCTATTGCTCTTACAACCTCTTTACTGTTTCTAATCAAGCTCATTTACCAAAGATATTTTAACGTTATTCCATTTCCCTCCTTTAATATCGTAATCTACCAAAAAGTCTATTCGATTTTTCCATCGTTTGTTCATTCTATCCTCTACTGTCCAAATACCATCCATATCTCCTGCGCCCTCTACACATACTTTCGCTCCAAAAACAAAGCCTAGAGGCTCTAAATCCCTTGAAACGGCTATCCATCTATGTGAGCCAGGTGATTGTGAATTAATTTTTTTTAGCGATGCTGTTGTTAAATAGTCAGCATTACATTGTTTTGGGTCGGCATGATATATTGTTGCCGTAACCAACATTGTTGTTAAAATAATTGTTTTCATTTCTATTTGTTTTAAAGTGCTCTGTTTTTCCGACCAACCTGCCTTTTAATCCCACCAATTTTGAATGTTGTGTTTAATATACGACCAAAGTAGTTTATGAGCACGTTCTTGTCTACCTTTACTTCTTAAAAACATTTGATGCCTTACTTCATCAATTTCTTTTTGATGTTGTTCATCTACTGCCAATTCATTACTAATTTTCATTGTATAGTATGGGTCCCCATTCTCATCTTTTTCATCTAACTCTATAAATTCATGTTTACTTTTACCATAAAGTCTTTCAATATCATCCATATACTCCATAGCATAATCTTCATTGTAAACCTTTTCCATCAATTCAACAGCAGTCCATATTTTAGCAGCATTTGTTTTAGCTTCTAATGTTTGAGCTTTATCTGATTCTAGGTATTCAGCTGTTCGTTTTAGCTGATATTTAAACAGTTCTATAGATGAATGATAATCAAAATCATATCCTTTCCATATAATGGGTAGAAAGTCTACTACACGTTTTATTCTATAAAAAAATCTTTTAATCTTCCACATTGTCATAATCCTTTTTCTAAAACTAATTATTGGCAATATTGCCAATATTTGCCAGTAATTTTATTTATTGGCGTTTTTTAATCCATAAATAAACTACCCAAAATTATTTTTTAAAATTGACACAAAACAAGTTCAAAATCGGATTTATTCCGATTATATACTTGATATTTTACATATTTTCGTTATTTTTGATTTGCATTACTTCTCATTCAATTATTAACGTTTTGTACTGTTTTGCGTTAGTTATCGTTCACTTATTAATGTTTTGCAGGGGTTGCGTATACACAACATTACGACACTCTGGTCAACCTGCTGAGAGGCTTCGGGTCTTTCAAGGTTTCTGGTTATTAATGTTAAGGAGATGGGTGCACTGTCTACTATAAACCCTTTTTCGACCTTCTTCCATCTAATTAATAACTACAGCTTCACTACCTCTCTAGTTTTTTATTTCAGTATATTTTTTTCCCATTTTGGTAACCTATTATGGTTTATGTAGTATTCGCATCCACCATCCTTTATAGGGCTTTCTTTAAAGTAAGACTGATATTTACTCGGTTTTGCTGTAAACCTGTAACAAGTTTCCTTTGCTTCGCAACCTTCTCCTTTACACTTTGTTATATCTGGCATTATTCCCAATATTTGTTTACTAGCCCTTCAGGCCAAATCGCTTTACTTAAGTCTTTTACTGTTTCCATAAAATCATCGAACACAACATCGTCGTGGCCTAAGTCTATGCTGTATGTTTTCTCGTAATGTTCTATTGTTATTTTCATATAAATTAAAATTATATTTTTACTTGTTCGAATTCTAAATCCAAGCTTTTTGTTATTTCGTATGGATTATTTTTTGTTGATATCCAATTCGTGTTGTCCCAAATAGGGTTTCCGTCTTTTAGTTCAGAATATCTTCCGTTGTTTACATTCCAACAGTAATCAACATGCGCTTGATTTTCCCCTAGATTTGCAAACTTTACCTTTAAAACCTTTATTTTTACGGTCGCATTTTCATAATCACGATGAACCAATATTCCATGAGGACTCATATCATAAAACTCGCCACCGCCTTTTACATCATAAAATGTTGGCTCAATAAGCTTTCCCTTATCGTTTTGAGGTTTAGTTGGATGTGCAACTAATACACACACCACATCGTGCTTTTTACAAAAATTATCTATCTTATTTAAGTATGAATTTGTATAATCCGTTATGCTCATATTCATATTATCCTTATCTCTTATTTTGTTGTATGGGTCTATAACTAAACATCTTATTCCCATTCTTTTAACCAACTCCTCCCCTTTTTTTAAAACCTTATCAAGGTCAAATCCATCTTCGTAATCTATAAAAAAGAAGTTTTTATTAATATGCTCAACGCAATCTTTCCAATCTTTTTTGGTAGTATCTTCATACTTGGGTGTGCTTCCGTATAGTTTACGTACAAGCTTATCTACGTGTAGGTATTGAGGATAATTTTCTGTTGATGCGTATGCGGTCTTCCACCCATACATCATATTATATCCAATTGTCATTTGGTCAACAAAATCTGACTTACCACTTGATGGAAAACCTGTAACGACTATGAATTGCTTAGTATATGTTGAAAATATTCCATCAAAACTACTCAGTCCAATCTTGTACCCATTCTTCACCCCGTTTTTATAAAAATCATCTAGCTCTGACGCCATATCAGACACTCTAAGGACGTTTTCAATCGGACATGGTATTGCATCAAGAACAACATTTTTAAGTGCCTGTTTTCCGTACTTTAGTAAATAATCGTTTGCGTCCTTACAATCTTTTAGGTCACATAGAAATACTTTATCTGAACCAAATCTTCTTATAAGTTCTTTCTTACCATTCTCACCCGCCTCATCATTATCTACACAAATATATATCTCAGTCTTGTCGTCAAAGTACGAGTAAAATTCAGTTAAGTAATCAAGATTCACTTGTCCTTTTGCTGTAAACCCATTGGGTACGCTTATTACAAAATCAACTCCTGCTTCAACAAATGACAATGCATCTATCTCCCCTTCTACTATAACACATTTTTCAGAACCTTTAATTGAATCTATATTGTAAAATGTTTTTTGAGCGCCTTTGTATAGTTTAAAGTTTTTTTGAGCATCTCTATACTTTATATTTATAAGAGCCCCATTTACAAAATAGTTAAACATAATCACATTTACTTCCTTGCCTACTTGTGGCATGTATTCAAGGCCTTGAGTTATATTCATCTTACTTAAAGTGCCATCTGATATACCTCTAGTTTTAAACCAGTCAATTACACGCTCGTGTAGACCACTTTTATTTTGTTTTACAATAGGTCTAGTGTAATTGTATTCTTGTTCTTTTTCATATGTATGAAGTTGTAATACCTCTCCGCAATGTTGACAAGTACCAAGTCCACGCTCCCAATCAAGCATCATGCATTTTTGAGATTTCTTTTTTCTACTTTCTGAACAAACAGGACACGTTGATTTTTTTGCTCCTGTATCTAGCTTGTATATGTTGTAATCTTTTATTCTAAATTCGCTTTCCATTATGTAAAATTTTAAATTCAAAACCAGGCTTATCAAAAAAGTTTCTATCTTTTTCTAGCTCTTCAATAGAACCGCTTTTTACTTTTTGCCCTTTCCATTTCCATTTACAAGGTCCACTTTCGTTCATAGTCACATTTTTGTTATACTTCAGCCAGTTTACAAAATGAGATTTGAAGTCTTTTATAGTGTGTTTAAACTCATCGGTTGCAAATAAATGATTGTGAAATACATCTAACAGTTTATCTAGTTTGATTTTTGTAATTCCGTTTTGCATACAAACAACCTCAGCCCAAGATGAATCGGATAGACATTGTGCTAAAAACATATTATTCTTATTTTCTTTTTTTATTATATTCTTATTTATGTATGTCTCTTGCGTGTCGCTTGTTTGTCGTTTGTTTGTCTTTTTAACATTTTTTTTACGCTCTTCTACTTGATAACTCTCATAGTTACAGATAGTTACTTTAGTATATTTGTTTGTCGTCTGTGTGTCGATTTCTCCAGTTTGAACCAATCGTTTTATAGCGGTTCTTACCTGTCTTATGGGGATGTTTAAGTCAGAAGATATTCTAGACAAAGATGTTATGTATTCACCTTTAGATACAGACTGTCCCATAAATCTACAGTCATCATAACATGCGTTTAATAATAGATGTATAAAAATATTTTTTGTATTGGAATCTTTATACCACTCCCAGTCTAGTATCCTCCTGTGTAGTTTGATGTAACCCTTCATTTCTTTTATGTATTGTTATAACCTCATTGATTTTATCTGCCAATATATCAGCTAGGTTTTTGTTTTCATATAATTTATCTGTTATTTTACTCACCCTCTCGATGAACCATATGTCCTCTTCCTCATATGCTTTTTTGGCTATGTTTTTTTTGTAAACATTTGCTTGGTCAAAAACATATTGTTCGTAATCAACATAATATTTTATTTCATTTCTTAAATCTTCTATTTCCTGTTTGTAAACCTTATCTATAGACATCCAGTCTCTAACTTTTGCCACACTATAAAGTATTGAAGCGTGATTGTGTGGATTTTTTCTGCCTCTGTACTTAGAGTAGTTACCTATTGTTTGTAGCGACATTTTTGTAAATTCTGTAGCCATGAAGAAAAACACCTTCCTTAGGTCACTTACTTCTCTTCTCCTGGTATCTAAAAACAAAAAATCTTTTTCCTTTTCGTGTTTTTTTACTATTATATCAGATATGATATCCAATACGTTATATTTTTCTTTTAATGTCATGCTTTAGATTTAAACCCACCCCGAAGGGTGGGATTTAATTGAATTAAAATGGTAGGTCGTTCATGTCGCTATTTGATACTGCGCTTTTTGGTACAGTTTCAAAAGGCTCAGAACTCCCATTGTTTTGGTCTTCTTTCAG